TATCTAAAAAATCTTTTATACCTTTAGCCCTGTAATGTTTGATAGGGGGCCATCCTCTTGATTTAACAGCCCATCTTCCTGTAGTATAATAATACATATATTCTTTATTTCCATAGAATATCCACAACATGCTAGCGCCATCCTTTCTTTCATATTTAATTTCTTGTTCTTCTAAATAGACTATAACATCTTCACGGGATTCATTTGTATCATGTCTGAATATCTCTTCTCCGTTTGAGTTTGTTCTGCTGTGGCTCCAATTATATTCTTCAGTGTGTTTCACTCCAATTATCTCCTATTCTGTATTCCCCGTCAAGAGGACAGTTAAGTTTAAGAACTTTACCAGCTTCAATTATAGACTCTACGCCCAGGTTACCCACGGTTTCTGCCAAGTCTTCTCTCACCTCAACTTGGAACTCATCATGCACATTAACTACAAAGTTAGCGTCCATTCCCTGTAGTTTATTATTAAATATTACTAAAGCCTTCTTCATTACTATGGCCCCAGCACCTTGAAGCAACATATTTAATGCAGAGTGTTCGCTCCTTATAAACAACTTACGACCATCTAAGGCTTTCAGGAATTTTGATTTTGCCGCTTTTCTAGTAACGCTATTCTTAAGAGTTCGGAGTGATGGGAGATTATCGAGAAATGATTGTTTAAGTTCACTTCCAACGCTTCTACCTCCTCCAGCCACGCTTCCAAGCTTTTCATCTCCTGCCCCGTATAAGAACGCATAAATGAAAGTTTTCGCCTGATCTCTTGATTCAAGTCCTGCAAGCTGTTGATTAGTGGTGTGTATGTCTCCGTTAATGATTTCATCTATATAGTCCTTATCGTTCATGTAATGAGCAAGCATTCGTAGCTCAAGGCCACTAGCGTCGATGCCTACCAGTTTATACCCTTTTGGTACTGTCCAACAACTCCTAAAGATTCTACCAAATTCCTTAGGTGGCCTGGGTATGTTTGCCATGTTAGGTTTACTGTGCGTCATACGGCCCGTCACCGTCCCATTAGGATTTACCCAACCATGCACCCTTCCTGTGTCAGTGTCTAAGACTTTGAACCAACCCAGTATATCTGTTATACGACTCTCTAGCTTTAAGTATCTAGAGATTTTCAAGGCAACTGGGATTCCTGTTACCATCCTTAGATTACCCTCATCAACACGCGGTTGTCCCGTTGGCGTAAACTTCTTAGGTTCCCAACCCAAGCCTATAAGTTTAGCGGCTACCTGTTGTCGTGAAGATATGTTGAACTCTACAGGCTCAGTGACATCTAGAGTGGCCCCAGGCCTTCTTGAAAAAAATTCGAGCTGTTCCTCTGTTAATTTGACTCTTGAGGTAACCCTATCTTGAGGATCTTTTGCCTTTGAAATCCTTGTTCCCATTGTAGAGAGGCCACCATCGCTTTTTAAATATATTGGTTTTAACGTATACGAAACAGTCTCTTGTCCTAGTTCAGCGTGTATCTCATCATACAAAGAATTGCTTGCACTCGACAGTTTCTCTAGTAAATCAGACGCTTTAACTTGGTCTAGCATAAACCCATACTTTATTTGGGCATCAATAATGACAGCAGTTTCGTGCTCTAAATTTACAGAATCTATTTTAAAGCCTCTGCTTTCTCCCTTCAACGCCCGATATACTTTAGAGTTTACTAATACATCTTGTGCACAATACTTTAGCATCTCATCAGAATATTTAAAGTAATCATCGAACTCCATTTTATGGTAGCCAAGTCTATAGCCCCAACCCTCTAAGCCATGACCGCCCTCCCTTGTAGGTTTAAATAATCTTGAAAGCACCAGAGTATCGACAATATGTTTGTCAGTAAGATCTAGACCTTTTAACTTTTTAATAATAGGAATATCAAAGTTTAAGATGTTATGACCTATTAGTTTATCAGCAGACTTCAAAGTCTCCAAGCCTTCATCAAGCTCCAAAGGCCCAAAGGCTTTGTGTTCTTGGGTATCCACATTAAACGTAGACATACACCATATCTTCGTTGGTGTGAGGCCGTCCGTTTCTATATCAAATACTAGCGCAGTCATATTAGAGGCTCCAGTTCATCATCAACATCATCGATGTCTATCTCTTTTAAACGCCCGGTTTTCTTATTGTAAAGCAGATGCGAAGCCATGCCAACATCTCCAGTATACCTAGACTTCAAGACTCGCATGTGTGTTGTGTTGGCCTCCTCATCATCATCGGCTTGTTGGTTACGCTCTAAAGCAATAACGCAGTCGCTGATTTGTGCGATAGCTTGTGAGCCTCTAAGGTGTGACAGACTAACTTCGATACCGTTTTCATGGCCTCTGTTACCATCCACCCGTCTTAAGTGCGACACCAGTATCAAACCTGCTCCTGTCTCCTCAACTAAAGTTCTTAAAGATTTCATAATGTAATCAATGGTTGATACTTCGTTGTTGTCTTTAAGTCCTGCGGAGTAAGCAAGCATGTGGAGGTGATCTACGACTACCCATTTACAGCCCTGGCCTATTATTAGATACTTTAATTTATTTAGTATTTCATCGAAGTCAGTAGCTCCGAAGTGTGCATGAATCCAGACACGATTAGCATAGGTGTCCCCTATAAATTTCGTAGATAACGCAGCGTATTCTGCGTCACCAAAGGCTTCACGCTCCTCATCAATATATAAACGAGCGTTAGCTTCGATGGATAATATACCGTCTGCTGTCCTGATCCAGTCCTCCTCTAAAGCTATGATGCCTACGTTATCTTTGGTGTTCGTTATTAGCCAGTGTTCTAGTTCCCGTGTGATACTTGACTTACCCAGCCCCGTACCTCCTGTGACAGTTACGAGTTCCCCCTGTCGCATACCATAGAGTTTCTTATTAAGACCAGCCCAAGGATAGGGAACACACTCTTTGATCTCTCTATTAATTAGATCATCGAGCTTCTCTGATAGGTTAAGCACTCCTGCTGGCGTATAGACTTTAGCACTCCACCAAGCGTTTTGATAGGCCTTGTGTTGTGCTTGCCTTAACATATCGTTAGCGTCTTTGAAGTCGCTAGGAAGTGTCGCTATCTTTGCTTTTCCAGGCGTTAATAATTTAGCTACGGCTCTTGCAGCATCTCGTCCGGGTTTGTCGTTATCAAAGTTTATGACTATGTTATCAAACTTCTCTAAGAATTCTATAGAGTCTTTGAAATCTTTGACGGCTCCAGCCGCCCCGTTCTTAACAGATACTACGGGCCACTTGCTGCCCATCAATTCAAACGCAGACATAGCATCACACTCACCTTCTGTAACTGTAATGTATTTACCGCCATCAGCAAACAGTTGTTCGCCAAAGAGGCCAGAGCCTTTAGAGGTTCCTCGCCATGAGAAAGCTTTATTAAGTTCTCTTATTTTATAGCCAGCTATCTCATTCGCTATGTAATAAGGGTATGAATGTCGGACAACATCTCCGGTAGTATTTATAAAGGCTTTGACACCATATTTCTTTGCTGTCTCTAAAGATATGCTGCGGTCTGTGAGCGGCAAGAAGTCGCCGCCTGAAGTATTTTTCTTATTGTTCTTGTGTTCTTTAAAGTCTACTACTTCCCCTTGTTGTGAAAATGCCTCCTTATAATTGGGGTATCTATAACGACAACTAAAGCACCATGCTGATCCATCCTCGTTGATTGCTACTGGGTCACTTCCTCCGCACTCTAGGCACGGTTGATTGTATTTAACAAATGACATGTTAATTCCTTTATTTAAACGATTGCATTTAAGGACAACAAAAGGGGCCTCCTTAAAGACCCCCTTTGAAGTTTACTACTTATCTTCTTTTGCTGCCGAGTCCTCCTCCTCCTCCTCCTCTTCAGTTTCCCCTTTAACAATAGCATCATCAGTGACTGCACCTTGAATAACTTCATGAAATTTAGAAGCCGCCGCCCTCAACACAGCAATACGTCTAGCTAGGGATTGTATCTCTGCCTCAACCTCAACTAGATATGCAAAGGATACTTGTGCTTCTTCATTTAGAAGATCGACATCATACAAAGAGTCTTCCGTTTTATAAGTCCGTTGAGCACTCATAATTCATCAATCTCCTCGTCATCATCAAAGGCTTCAAACTCATCAGCTATAGGCTGATATTCTACAAGGTCAATAACTTGCATCTTGCAAAAATCTAGTGACTTACCTGTCCGACCGTTGTGTTCCCAAGGATAAGCTGTGTATTGAACCCGGACTCTAGAGCCGTTCCCCACTACAACATCCATAGGGTTTTTCTGTCTGTCTAAGAGATCAGGCGCTCTTCTAATCAAGCCATTTGGGCCATCAACTTTGCGCTTAATAACCAAGGCGGGGCCTTCTTCCATTTGTTTAATATTAAACCCCTGGCTTTTAAACGACTCAGCCACTTCGGGATCGACTACTAAATTAACAGTATAGGCGGGTTCAAAATATGTGTTAGGCACTTTAACAGCCGCCCAATACGCAATTCCTTCTACTACTGGCATAAACATTACTCCTCTAATTAATTATTGAATGTGTACTCTAAACGATAGAGTATTGGATGTCAACTATTTTTTCTATATGTCTATCTCCTGTATGTTATCAGTTAAAAAGTCAGGGAATGCTCGTATAATATCCTCTTCAGAGCATTGTAATTTACCTACTGTATCCATCAAACGTTCAGATAAATAAATACAAAAAGCCTCTTTTACGGCAGAGTCTGGCAATGGCGTACCTAAAAGCATCGCAAACATTCTAGCCCAAGCATCATCGAAGGCTATGTGAAAGTCT